ACTTGAGGAAATCCTGAAGGAATGGATAGAGCGAGACGAACATATAAAATTACCTGATGTACCTATGTCCAAGTATGTTGAAGTATCAACAGACTGCATCCAGATACCTAAACCCGAGAAAAAAATAAGGGTGTTTGATGCTTCTCAATGGAATATAAAAACCTGGGCAGCTAAGTATCAACCAATTACAAACCCACGAGGTAATGATTATTTTGTGGAAAATACTGATTGGATGACTAACAGCTATTTTGATACTATAGGGGAGGATAAAGATTATATGGCAGAGAAAGATATAACAGGTGAGTATGTATGGACGTGGCAAGAGTTTGACGCTGATTGGATACTATCGCAGGGATATAAGTTTGCTAATCGTCTGGGTTACTTTATAACATCAATACCTTATGATAAGAATGACCCAACAGAAGTAGAAATAACGGACTATGACCTAAAACATGGCGAGTTAAAGATACCGAAAGACGACAAAGATGGACGCCGGCATGAATAGTAAAATAAGTTGGGTTGATAAGGTGGGTGCGTTAGTGGGGGCTATCGCACTCATTTATTTGTTAATACATATTGTCTGGGCTATTGTAAGGAGGGTATTCATATGAGACTATGGCAGAAGTTACTACTAGCACAAATTCCTTTGTTGATATTGTTTGGATGGGTATATCGTACACAGGAGTTAAGAATTGAAAGGGGTGCTGGTCTAGTTGATGATCTACGCACTCAAGAGGCTGTAATGCTCGATGGAAGTCTAAATGTAACACAAGGTGAATGGCATAGGGATGACCCTTCACGATTACCATCGCCATTAGTAAATACAGTGATGCCGACACCGTCAGCTATACCAACCCATGCAAGACCTGACCCAGTAATGTATATGGCTAGGCTTTCGTTTTATAATCCTGACCTGGGCGCACCAATGAACTGTCATCCTGCGAATTGGAACGAACAAACTAATAAATGCGATACAACTTTGTTCGATGGTAGGATACGAGAACATTGGTCTAACTGGCTAAATACTGGGGTTGCCTGCCCTATAGAGTTCAAGCTAGGTACTAAGATAATAATACATGCAAAAGAATATCCTAACGTCTATACATGCGTTGATAGAGGCTCTGCTATAACGGCACTCCCAGACGGTTCTCTAAGAATTGACTTATTACAACGTGAGCCGATATGGATTGAAGGTGGTGACGTAATAAGAGATTTGTACTCTCCATCTGGGAGTTATCTGGTCGCTATTGAGGTAGTGGAATGAGGCGCAAAGAGTTTGAAGTATTACGAAGGAAGGCAGCTGTAAAGGCTTTAGAGAGGCTATCACCTGAAGAAGCAGCATCAATCAGCGAGTTAGCAAAGGATATAGCTGAGAAAATCCCCCATGTAGGCTATGAGAATGCTCTGGGGTTAGTAGCTGCCATCGGTCAGGTAATGCGCAAAAGGAATAAATGGGTGTCATCTATGGATGAGATAATGAAACAAGTGAAAAGCAATGGAGGGACGACCTCGTAGGACCTAACAGCGTTGCAAAAAGCCCAAAATTGGATTACAATCGTATATATGAAAGAACCAATATACAAAAGTACTCGGTTTTGGGTTTCGGTTTTAACTCCAATAGTATCAGCTGCGTTTGTGACAGCCGTTGAACATTTTCCCTTCTTATCAGTTATATCAAGTGACCAGATTGTAGCTGTGTTAGCAGGGTTTGTTGTTATGATGGTTAGCTATGTCGCAGCCAGGACGGTACGCAATTCCTCCTAGCATTAAGTTCCTGGCAAGCATTCCGCCCATTCAGTCAGCTATAAAGATAGCAGGCGATGCAGGGATGCGAATTACAATAGACGTGCCAGAAAGTGAGCTTATGAATGCTATAGGGCTGTTGGCGTTGCGTGACAGTCTCCTACACGTTGAGATAAAGGTGGAAAATGACAAGGACGAAGTTAGAAATAGATTTCTCGGAAGTTGAACGGCTTGCAGGCATTGGATTGTCTAATAAAGAGGTCGCTAATGCTCTGGGAATTGCTGAGGCTACTCTGTATCGCCGTAAGCTTGATAATGGGAGCTTTGAGAGTGCCCTAAAAAAGGGTAGAGCAAAAGCTGCAGCCGATATTGCTAATGCTGTGTATGAGAATGCCATGAAAGGAAACATTACTGCGCAGATATGGTATGAAAAGACCAGGCGAGGCTTATCTGATAAGGTGCAGATAGATGGAGACGTTGAGATTAAGCTTAACTATGAGTGGAAACCTAAAGAGTAGAGAGCTCTTGCTGGGGATCTAGGCACTCTAGACGAGAGTAACCCATAATGGAAGTCAAATTCCAGGGATGGAAGTCAAATAGTATGGACCCGAATAATCAATCATAAAGTAACCAGGAGAGACTAAAGCCAGGAGAAAATGCCAGGCAATCATATGTCAATGGTGTTTATTGCAGATGAGTTGCCTGTTTCCGTTCTACCTTCATCATAAAACCCTATCAATAACACAATACCAATGACGCTACTCAATACAACAAATAACCATCTAAGTGGTAATGTAGCCACAATACTCATACAGAGCAATATGGGTTGTTTCTGAGCCAAATAGATACGTTATAGATACGGAGCTCTCCATGCAAAACGCCAACATACATCATACCAACATACAAAACGCCAACATACAAAACCCTATCTAAATAGAATAATGTCAGAAACTCATACTCTACCTTGTATATTTACTCCAAAACAAATGGAAGCATTTGAAGCAACTACCAAAAGCAGGTACGTACTATATGGGGGGGCAAGGGGCGGAGGCAAATCATTCTTTCTAAGGTGGTGGTGTGTTCATTTCTTGTTATCACAACACATAAGACGTAATGGGAATGTTAGAGTAATGTTAGCGTGTGAGGATTATCCTAGTCTCCAGGACAGGCATATAGCAAAGATAAGAGCAGAGTTTCCAGCATGGTTAGGTAAACTAAATGAACAGAGACACGAATTCACATTACGAGAGGGACTAGGTGGGGGTACAATAGCATTCCGCAACTTAGATAAACCAGAGAAGTATCAGAGTGCTGAGTTTGCAGCAATCGCAGTAGATGAATTAACTAAGAATGATCAGCATGTATTTGATATATTACGAGGCAGTTTAAGATGGCCTGGCGTAAAACATACGGTATTTATAGCAGCCACTAACCCTGGGGGTATCGGGCATTTATGGGTAAAGCGGTTATGGTTAGACAGGGATTTTCCAGTAGAATTACAGAATAAGAAAGATGAGTTTGCATTTATACAAAGTCTACCAGCAGACAACCCACATCTAGAACAGACGTATTGGGAGGAGTTAAATAGCCTTCCTGATGATTTACGTAGAGCCTGGGTAGAGGGAGATTGGTCAGTATTCGCAGGACAAGCATTCGGACAGTTCAGACCTAGCAAGCACATATCACCACCCTTCGCAATTCCAGAACATTGGTCACTATGGAGGGGTGTGGATTGGGGTTATCATTCACCATTTTGTTGTTTATGGTTTGCACAAGACCCAGACACTAAGAGAATTTACGTCTATAGAGAGTTGTATGCCAAAGGGATGACAGATCGGCAGCAAGCCAGCACTATCCTTAACAACACACCCGAAATGAATTGCCATATAACATGGGCAGACCCATCTATGTGGGCAAGGAAAAGCGCAGGCGATAGGGTATACAGCACAGCAGACGAATATAGAGACAATGGAGTTGTATTAACAAAGGCAAATAATGATAGACTTATAGGAAAGCGTAAAGTAGACAGTTTATTATCAGACCTTCCAGATGGAAAGCCAGGCTTAGTTATCTTTACGACGTGTGAGAATTTACTACGCACACTACCAGCACTACCATACGACAAGGTAAAGGTAGAGGATGTGGACACAGACGCAGAGGACCATGGATATGATGCGTTGAAGTACGGACTAACACGTGTACGTTCTGGAGATAGAAATGAGAAACACAAAGAAGCTGCACTTAGGCGTAACGACCCATTACTAACTGGAATACCAGGCATATTTAAGGGTGAGAAGGCACTACCTTTCACAGGAATATAGGTGATATATGGCAACATTCAATAACATAGAGGATCAAGAAGCATTAGATGATGCACGTGGGCGAGTAAAGAACTTAGTAGCAGAGTATGCCGAACGTGACAACATGAATAAATCGCTTAAGCAGGCATTCAATTTGGAGAAAGCAGGATTGCCACCCGACTATGAATGGATAAAGCACACCGTAGACCCATCACCTAGAAACGCATTATTAGGTGCAGTCCGTTTGATGACCGCTACAGATCCACTATTCAAAGTTGCTCGTGACCAGAACGAGGCAGGCACAGAAGGTGTAGGCGAAAATGTAGAGAAAGTAGCAGCAGCAATGTGGGGGCAATCAGGTAGGGTACTAGGACGACCATGCCATTTCGATGCAGTATTATCGGGATTGTTGTATGGTGATATTCATATGGCAATCGTAAAGACTGCTGATTTAGTAGAGTATGCTAAACAAGGCGAGAAGCGTGGCTCAGCAGCTCGTATGAAAAAGATAGCTGATAGAACACCATATTTATTTCGTACATTAGATCCAACATTTGGTTATCCAGAGTATGACCAATATGGAATGAATAGTTATGTAAGTCGGGAAGCAATTAGGGTAAAGGATCTAATCGGTACATGGGGATCGCTGGCTGAGGACATCATTCCAGGCAACAAAGAGGCTTGGGAGGAAATGATCTTATACGATTATTGGGATTATGGACAACGGATAGTATGGATCGAGCAGTCAGATACCCCTATATTGCACGTAGAGCATGACCTAGGCTTTATTCCGATCATTGCCCAGGTCACAGACGGTACAACCATGTTCACTAAACCTGAGGAACGGAGAATGCCGTTCTTATATACAGCCTGGAAGTCAGGATTGATAGAACGTAGTAACTTATCTATGACATTAGCCTATTCTTTGGCGTATGCTATGGGATCTATGCCAGTAAATGTCTATGAAGCTAATGAGCCTGGTAAACAATTAGACATAAATTATAGCGAACCAGGTGGTACAGCGACCATTGATTCGGGTGAAAGGGTATATCCACTACCAAAGAATGTGCTAGACGCTAGTTTATCGCAGGTAATGGGCATGACAGAAGCCAAAATGTCTGAAAGCACCATCTCTAGACAGGCATTAGGTGAACCACCTGAACACGCATTGCCATTTCAAGCTATATCATTGTTGGCACAACAAGGCCGATTACCATTAGTGGGAGTAAAAGAGATGGGTGCATGGGCTATTTCTGATGCAGTTACCTGTGCATTGATGTGGTTCAAGAAAGATGGTCAGAAAACTAAGATATATGACAAGAGTGCAGGCGCTGCCTTTGAAATAGATCCTGCTATAATACCAGATGCGATCCAGTTGCAAGTAGAGCTAGAACCACAATTACCAATAGATAAATTACAGATGGCTAATATAGCCAGAATGGTAAGTGAAGGTGATGCACCACTAGCTAGTACACGTTGGGCGAGAGAGAACTTCTTGAATATTGGGCGATCAGATGATATGGACAAAGAGGTTTGGGAGGAACAATGGTCAGCACTAGCAGCGCAACAGAAGTTGTTCGAACAAACTATGGCTATTGAAGCAATGAAAGCACAACGGATGCAGATGCAACAAGAACTGATACAACAAATGCAGGGTGAAGGGCAACCAGCACCACCTGAACAAGAAGTAGCTGCTGAACAAGCAGTTGGTGGACAGGGTTTTGATCCAGCGATGGGAGGACAATCCCCAGCTGCTGCTGGAGTTTATGAACAAGGTATACCAGCCCCTGCCGAACCTATTCCTGGTATGGGAGGATAACGTATCTAAACCCTGTCACGTTAAGTGTCACGATTCGTGACACAGATAAAGATAAAGATAAGATAAAGATGAAATATAAGAAAAAAAGGAAACCAAAAAAGAAAGCTAAAAAATAAGGAGGCTTATTATGGCAACAAAAGTATATTACGAAGCATTTCCAAGTGGAGGGAAAAC